ATACACCGGGCTTTTTCCGATGACCAAGATACATACATCATTAGGCCTATTAGATTGATTAGCTTGAAGGATCAACGCTCCATTTGTGTAGCGCGTGTGTTTGACCTCGATACGTGTGCCTACATCCGCCTCTGACTTGAAGGTATTAATACTGGGATTAAATCCAGTAATACCAAACCACTCAGCTACTGCTATCTCTGCTCCAGCGCTTTCTGCGTGTTGCGAAATCATTTCGTGGTAGTTCAAGTTTTGGCCGTAGAGCCTTGTGAAGTAGCCATCTTGCATGACTCGGGCGCGGTCTAAGGCTGCTTGGTGTGCGCTTATCTCCTGCGCCCTGTCCAGGATTACTTCATCTATCCTCGGCATTGAGAGCATAGCCATACCACCTCTTCGCCACCGACTACCTGAATAGATAATCCGCCCTGACGTGGCTGGTATGTATCGCACTGGTCGCATAGATCAACAGGAGAAGAGCTGACCGATCCATCCAGGTGGATTGTTGTAGCTATCCCACCTTTGATTATCTGCATCTCACCCATTAGAGCCACACTGCTTTACATTGATCTTTACGTACCTTAGAAGGGCATGTGTATCCCTTGTAAGTGTTACCTGTTTTCTCGCTGCGGCCTTCTTTGTACAGCATCCGGCCATGACTACAGCTCGGCACACTCTCGACTATCTCGCCGCCTAATTGATCCTGCACTAACGCAAGGGTTGAACCGAAAGAGGTTGCGGTACCTTCACTCTCAAAGGTTTTTACTTCCAGTGTTGTCCATAAATCATCACTGATTACAGACTTTAGGGGAGCAGGCTGGACTTTCTCCATGTCATCTCGCGTTGCAGTCTGTCCACCTTTAAGGAGCGTGATTGCTCTGCCAAGACACGATGAAGCAATATCCTCTGCGTAAAACCTACGCATGTTTGGGTTATAAAGATCCCTAAACCCATGAGCGATATTAGTAGCCGCAGGGTGAGCATCATCAACATCTCGATAAACTTCAGCCCGGCACGTGATGTAACCCTTCTCAGGATCGTGGTGGATAATTTCAATGTTTGACCTTCCCATTGGATAATTTTCTACAAACCATTTGTTCAACATGGCCACAGTTTCATACGAGCTAAGATCAAACATGTGTTACCTCTTCCTCAGCGATGACGTCAAAACCCATCTGACGTGCCTTGAGTCTGTGATCTCGCTGCTTTAATTCAGCCGCTAGGAATTGCAACCTCCTACGAATTACAGGTATTTGAGCCTTTGATACGGCTGACATTTGTTCTTGTAATGTCCAAGTCTGAGTGCCATCTTTACCCCAGCCTTCTGAGATGTTGAGTAAACATGCTCGACAATATGCGCGTGTTTGACCATTAGTCGAAGTAGCAATCAGGAGGGCTTGTGTCATGGCTTGTGGATACCACTCATCTTTATTTTTCTTGCCCCAAGCATCTTTACAATGATCGCACCAAGTGCCGGTAGCTGCGTGTGTAACAAAACTCATGATTGCACCGACTTAGCGCCACGGCGGTAGCCCATTTGTGTGCCGATTTTCTTGCCCTCGTTAAAACCCTTTGCATAGAAAAGCACGGCTGTAATTGAGGCCACGATAAACATATAAATTAACACTTGTATCTCTAAAACTGTACTCATTGTCTTACGCCCTTTGATAAGGCCGATACGATCTAAACCCTGAGAGCTTAGCCCGGCTCGGCAGTTAGTGGTACACCATAAGGGTAAAGCCACCCACCGACAATATGCCTACGACACGCTGGGAGGTGTTTCCTCTTTGCGAGATTTAGACTTGAGCCCGTTACTAGCTAACACGCCACCCAGGGAACCAGTAAGGAAAACTGTAAGAGTAGTAAGCAGGTCAATAAATGCCCTGTCATTAGGAGCTTGTGCACTTACCGGTTGAGTTACAAAGATAAGCGCGTAAAGCATCCCAAACACCGACATAGCAAAAACCACAGCTAAGGTCATACCAATAAAAACTATGAGGCGAGCGTGTAGTTCCTCAGGGCTTAAACGGCTCATAGATTTCCTCGGGTATAAGGTCTTTTGTGCACGTACCAAGTACCTCACAGCTCGGCGGCTGGCACTCGGGCTTACTCCAATTTTCGTACTCTTGGCACTCATACCTTACCCATCCTTGATAACCGCACCCCGATAGGAGCAGACTCCCCAAAATCGCCCCTATCAGGGCTCGCATTAGTTAGCGCCTACGCCGAATTGCTTTTCACTAGGTGAAAGAGCTTTAAGCAAAGGGCCTACTAGTCCAGCGATAAACGCATTAGCTAGTGTTTTTGGATCAGTAATGCCTGAGAGATAAAGGGCTCCCACGCAACTAATAGCAGCTCTCAGGTAAGAGAGGCCTGCCGCTTTCAATTGTTCGCTCATTGTTTATTTACCTTATCTAGCCCTAATTTAGTTATGAGTTGTTTTGCTTTATCCGGGGTAATTGCTACCTCGAAATGCATTTCATCCTTACGGTTTACGTAATCGCCACCCCACTTAAGGCCGTATTTTTTTGCCAGTGCTCGGATCATTGGCACCTTTTCGTTTGGAAAAGTACCTACCTTCCCTAGCGCGTGTTTAGTAGCGTTTATATCTATGGCAGTACCGGAGGAGTGGCAGCTCAATTTGTCCTCGCTACCGCGTACCATCCTGTAGGCATAACTCCAGTCATCGAATACGCCGCCCTCTACAGGCTCGATAAGCGTATGAAACTCGGCAGTAAAGCCGGCTAGTAATGGGCCGCACCCCTCAGCGCATCGCAGCTTTAGGTTTGTACCCTCGACCTTGTAGCTCGTGATACGGATTTCCTCCGGATCCTTTGAGGCAGGCCAGCCGTTATAGCTTGTTTGCATTTTGCTTAATCATTTCATCATAAGTAGTTTTAAGCATTGAGGTAAATTCCCCGTTGCCGTGGTCAATAATGACGTGTTCTGCGCCAAGTTCATCTGTAAAAAAAGTTACATCAGACATTAGAGTTCTGCTCCAAATCCTAGATAGCCGCCAGTTGTATTCTGTTTAACAAAACAAAATCTGTTTGTGGTCATACCCGATGAGTTAAATTGAACCCCGATGCTTGTCGCGCTTGTAATGGAAATAATGCTCGCAGTTGTGACGGCGGTTGTTGTGCCATTCATATCAGTCACACTTAAAGCAGCATAATCAAGCGTTGTTGGAACTACTCGCATTGTTACAGGTAAGGGAGTAAAAGCAAAAGCAGCACCTGATGTAACAATATAACCGCTGTTTGCTAGTAATCCATCTGATGCAGCGGAGTTATTAGTTCTAAAGTAATACCTTTGACAGTTTGCAAGTTCACCCTGAATAGTTCCACCAGCACGGCTAAAGGTTGTTGGAGTGCTGCCCAATTCAACCTGTACTCCTGTAATTTCGTAATAATCTGCTGCACCTGCCGTACCTACTGGGGCAAACTCCGTATAAATTCCAATTTCCGTAGTAGCCGCTGCAATAGTGGCTGTTCCGCTAAATCGTTGCCACGTTGTTGTAAGTGTTGGAGTAAGTGTTATAGGAATAGCCTGAGCAACATATCCTGTAAGTAAAACATTTTGGTCTGTTCCTGTACCAGTTCTTAGGCTGATAGATATTTGACTAGATGCTCCTGAAAAGTTTGCGCCCTTGCGAGCATAAAAAGAAAAAGTAACCGCTTTACCAGCCATAGGTATTGAATTAACTGACTCTAAACTATTGCCTGAATAAATTGTAGTTGTAGATGTATTTCCTGAGTCACGCGATACGCGAGTGCAATATTGGATGCTTGGTAAGTTAGTTGTATCGTTTGTTACTTGTCTAGATACCGTGCTCCCTGCTACTGCTCGGTAATACTGCCAGCGGTCTGCGGTGTAAGTTCCTGTACTTGGTACAAAAGATGTGCCGCGTTGCCATATATCCATACCGCCGTTAATGATGGCATTTTTACCTGCTTGGTAAGAGAGTGTGCTGCTAGTAAGTAGGTTAATTGTGCCGTTAGTATCGTTTACATCGGATGCTGAATAGACATCTCCATCCGCGTACGAAACTTTCGTGGGCCATCCAACAGCCATTATGTAGCCCTCCTTAGGGTTTTAGTAGTTAGCATCTATGAGCGCCTCCTCAGTAGTAAGTGTTGTATCCCAGCTATTAGCCGTAATATCGTGAGCAATACCCTGGCACTGCAGGGTTTGAGTTATGACCGTGCCTGCTTGGCCATAGTTGGTAATTTCCATAGTGTCAAAATAATCTAGGCTGAGCGCCGCATCTACTCCAGTGGTATAGCCAAGGGTTACAAGATCTAGGGTTATCTGACTAATAGTTAAAATGGCATCTTTACGAGCCCCTACGTAGCTAGTTGCTAGACTGAGCGCCACCCCTGTGGTCTGCATTAACATAGACTCGGCCGTAATGGCTCGCGTAAAGTATTGAGCGATAGAGGTTGCATCCTCGTAAGTCTGTGTAGCTAGTCCAATAGGGGTAACACTGGCCTTGTTCACTATGGCTTTATCATTAAAACTGAATTGGATCTTTGAGTAATTTATACCTGTTACTCCATCGTTATTAAACTCGATAGGGGTAACGCTTTGTGCATCGTAACAAAACGTACGGTTCTTAAATACTGCGTTACCTGCTCGGTCAATGTAAAACGCTCCGGGCCCTTCTGTGAACTCGACTGTATTGCAGGCATCTAGCACCGTGCGGTTTCCACCCGGATCTACCTGGCAGGTTGTGTTGCCTGTTTGTATCGAGCGCTGAGAGTTAGGAAAGGAAACCATGTCCAAAATCTTATTTATTCTTGTGCCTGTATCTTGTCCGGCAGTAGCGCCAGTGACAGTAGTTACATTTGAATTGTAAAATAATCTAAACGCATCGTAGCAAATTAAATCAACAAAACCTGTCACCGCATTTTGCGGGTAGGTGTAAAGGAATTCTGTAATGTAACCAGCGAAGATTGGATACAAAGTGCCATTAAAATCAGCTTGTATTTGTATTTTACGTAAAGGTTGAATATCAGGGTAGTAGGGTGAGCTAGTATTTTGGGGGTCAAAGTAGCCTAATTCATCATTGATTCGCACGGTCGCGGTAGCACTGAGGTATTTGTCTTGCAATACGTTACGGCTGCGGCGCGTAGAAATCTTTAGTACATCTGCCGATACATCAACGATGTCAGGTACAACAGTGCC